CCTGGGTGGTACTGTAGTTCTCGGGGATCATGAACACATCAGCACCCCCGTCGGGTGCGGGTACGAGGACACCGGCATACTCCGCATCCAGCTTGGAGATTCCCGTGGCCGCCGTGGTCGGAATGGTGAGAACGCCGGTACTGCCGGTATTCAGGATACCGTAGAGCGCCGTACTCTCATCTTCCATCCAGGGGCACCACTCATACACGTTCGGGTTCTGGCCCGTGAGGAAGTTGATTATCACTTGGACCTTTTCGGGAATGAACCCGAGGTCAACTCTCTTCTGGTTGCCGTCGGCAACAAAACGAAGAACGATAGGCTCCATAGAGCTATCTCCTTTCTGCCCCTTTACGGGACATGATTACCCATTGGTGGAGATCAGGACGTGAATGTAGAGGTCCTGAAGGATTCTGAAGGCCGCCCACGACTTCCAGCCAATGGTCGAACGCTGGTGCAGAGGATCGGCGGAGCCGGCACTTCCGGCCTCTTCCATAATACCCCGCAGATTGCCGCCGCCGAGATCGATCATGGCGTAAGGCAGATTCGCAGAGTCACGGCCCATGATCGGGCTGTAATAGCTCGTCGAGGAGACGTAACCGCCGGTACTGGTCAGCCATCGCACGGACCCGGTATTGCCGAATTCCGTCTCTTCGACCCCGGCGGTATTGGAATACTCGACCACGTCGAGGAAGCTGCCCAGGGCCCGAAGGTCGTTCTCCAGATCGGTATCGGCGAGTCCGACGTAAGACGATCTCACCGGAGCGGTGCCCACGCCCTGACTGGCGGAGACCCGATCGAACATGTAGTCGCAATCGTTGGCTCTGAGAGTCTGAACGACGGCGTTGATATCCGTATCGTTCAGGAGCGTCGCCGTACCCGACCCGTTGGAGCAGGTGGTACTGGAGGCGGAAGCACAGATGTAGTCCCGACACAACTGGTCCATTGTGTTATTGACCTGATCGTTCTGGAGTTCCATCGTTTTGCTAACGACGTCGTCCTCAACGGTCAACTGCACTACGTCGGTCAGAGTAACGAAATCGCCGTACTGAGAAACCGTAGCCGTCAGATCGACTTTGGCGATCTTCGAGCCCGTCGGGGTGATCCCCTCGCTCAGGGGAGTGGTAGCCGCCGACAGTCTGGAGTAGCGGCGGAATTTGATCGTGTTGCCCTGCTTGGTCCCTATACTCCGCTTCTCGGCGTACTTCTGGTAGATGTACTTCGGCTGCGGAGCCATAAGGAGAACTCGGTCGTACACGATACCGACCGCAGGATCGACCTCAGTGGTGGAAGTGAATTGGCTCATATGAATTATCTCCTTGGTTCTCAGGACCCGGAGCGCTTATTGTGCCACCATGTCTGGAACTCCGTATCACTCATCTGGCCGATGGCGGATCGCTGATCCACCTGACCGCCGCCGCCGGTGGCCGCGGAGATCCCCTGTGGTGCTACTTGACCACTGCGGATCTGATCGACTTGATTGACGGCTTGATTCGTCGTCTGTTGAGGGCGATTCATCGCACCTCTGGCGGCGTGATAAGCGAGGACGGGGTCCCAGTGCCGGCGTAGGCTTACACCTAGAGCCGGGTCCGATTGAATGGCTTTCTGTAAGTTCTCGCTCATCTGGCCGGTGGGGGTCGTTACAGTCCCCACATAGTCCGGATGGGCGGCGAACCACTGTTCCTGTTGCTGTAGCTGGACTGTCTGCTGCGATTGCTGCTGGAAGAACTGGGCGACTTTACCGAGGTCCTCAGTAGTGACGAACCCGTCGGCCCCGATCCCGTTACTCTGAATGAACTGCTGGAACGGATCCGCTGCCGGCTGGCCCTGTTGCTGCTGGGCCTGCATGATGAACTGTCGCATCTGCAACGCTTCAGCTTCGGCGGTCTTAGCCCTCTGATTGACCTCCTCGAATCGGTCGTAAGGGACAGGTCCCTTCTCCGGTTCTGAGGTCGGTTCTTCTTGCGTACCAGGGGCGGGCTGGTCCATATCGCCCTGCGGAGCCGGGGCGGGCGGCTCACTAGGTGTATCGCCTTGTCCTGCAACGACCTGGACGTTTTCGTTGCCATCCTCTAGTGCCATGATATGCTCTTTCCTTCCTCTAACTGTGAATCAAGGGTATCCCGGTAGCCGCTTTGGCTACCATAGGTAAGACTCTTCCTGCATTGTCGCTATCCTCTATCAGGACGGGAACGTCCATTGGTAATGAATACTCCAATGCGACTTCACCGATCCTGTTATCCACTCGCCAGAGCATGGTCCCGAGCTGCTTTACCAACGGTCTTCGCATCATGGGTGCCACAATCCGGTTGTGGATCATCTTGTTCGGGAGCTTCATCTCCGTCGTCTCGACTTTCTGGACGGCGGAGTTCTCCGATTGGCCTTGATAACTATTCCTCACGATTACCAGTATCCAATAGACACCCTCCAGATTCGAGTTGACGTCGATCACCTTCTCCAGCATGGCATAGAGATCGTCACTAGCCATGCGACGGGCGTCTCCGGTCTTCAGTGTCATTGCTTTTTCGCTTTCTTTTCCTTCTTCTCTTTCTTGATGACCTCCGAAACGTTCATCGGCATGACGAGCATCTCGTCGTCCGTCTCCAGGACCAGAAGATTCCTGTCGTCATCAACCAGTATTTTTGTGATTTCCAGCATTCTGATTCTCCTTCCTCTTGATATTGATCTTCTCTATCTCAATCGCCCGATCCACCATGTCGAATTGGGGTTGGGTCTCCATATCCTGAATCACCTTAGCGGTATCGACCTTCGTCTTGACCATATCAGCCGCCCGCTCTCCTTCGTGCATTCGCTCGTTATCGGTATCGACCTTCATCTGGTCCAAGGCCGCTATCTGCACCGCCTCCTGGAGCTGCTGCTGACGCTGCTGGGCGGCTTGGGCCTGCTGCTCACGCTGGCCGAGGACCTGAATCACCTGATGTTTCAGAGCGGTAGGAGCGAATCTTAGGATCTCCGACCACGAAACGGGTAGCGGATCGCCGATAGCGGCGCCCATCTGCTTGAGGTTCAGCATCTCGGTATACAAAGCGTTCCGCTGACTGTCGGTGAGGACAGTCTCACATGGAATGGCGTCGTAGTCGCCGAACTCGGCGTTGTAGAACATTGGACTGATCTGCTCACCTAAGATCCTCTGGACCTTATCCGGGGGCATATTGCGGATCAATCTCAAGAGCTTTAGTCCTACCACCTGATCGGCGAGACTCTTATTATCGAAGAAGTCGAACATTCCTACCATGCCCAACCCCATTCTCATCTTCCCTACTACTCCCAGAAGAAGCGAGTCCTTCTGGTCCAGACCCAAAAGACCGTCCTCATTCAAGTTCAGGATCTTGCCCGGCAGCTTATCGAAGACCTCCTGCATCTCCAGCCAGCCCGCAGGCAGGACAGGAGCAGGACGGTCCCTGAACCGATTCTCCGCTATCGCGCCCTCATTAAAGAATCGGGGCTGACCAGGTCCGGCAGTATACGCCTGGTCCTTATCAATTAAGGCTCCGTCTTCAACGTCCAGTCCAGCCCCGATTATCGATTCCAAGGTCCTGATATTGGCAATGGTCCTGCGATCGAAACATCTCTGACTGTCCTTCAATGACCGTATCGCACTCTGGATCCGGAGATGGAAATGCTCGACCTCCGGATCGAAGAAGGCGATATACGGAGTGAAACTAAAGTCACCGATACCAAACGGGTCTATCCCGTGATAGACTTCCTCTCCGTTTAGGTACTGAGTCACCTCTACCGTCCGCTCGTTCTCTTCGATAACGTCGAGAGTGGGAGTGGTAGCGAGCGCCATTCGATGCTCGATGCTATCGTCGAACTCGACCTTATTACCTACCCTGTCTCGGATATAGCCCGCCCTGGCGTCTACCAGGTACCTTCTCGTTCTCACTGACCGGGTGGTCCATTCGTCGAAGCTCAGGAGGTACTGGCCGTAGAGCTTGACTCTCGGCATGTTCGGGAACTTGTCGTCCTCGTTCTTGTCCATCTTCAGTAGCATATCGATATCGTCGGCGGCGTTCGGCCAGAACATCTTCGCTTCCGAAGGGGTGATGTACTTCCTCAAGAGTCCATACTGGCAGTCGGCGAGGTCCCTTCTCTGGAATGAAGGATGAAGAATGAACTGGTTGTAGGCGAACTGCTCGAAATGGATTCGATGGTTGCGGTCCATCGCCATATTGAAAAGCGTCATTCCACTCTTCAAGGCACCCAAAAAGCAATCACTCTTCGTGTAGTAACCCCTACCTCTACTCAGAGCATCGTTTGCTATCAACGTGAACTGAGAGGCGGTGAGGTCGTCTGAGCCCTCTACCGGCTCGTATCTCACCGATGTTCGGTTGTTCCGCTCGAAGTTCCCTATCAGACGTATGAACCGTCTCAAGAGTGGGAAGCTCATGATCTCACGATTGGGCATCGTCTTCCGCATGTGGGCGATATCGTCCTTCGTCCATGCGTTGTCGGTCACGGTGTAGACGTCGTCCCTAGCGTGACTCTGCCAGTTACCCCAGGCCGTCCACGCC